AAGCCGCCTGAGCAGCCGGCAGAGACAACGGAGACAGGCTCGCCCCCGGAACTAAAAACAAACCAAGAAGCCTTCTTGGAAAACATGCATCCCCTCGACCGCGCTAGGTTTGACAAGCTGTCCGAAGATGATCAGCAAAAGTATTTTGCCGGCGCGAATCAATCTCCAATGGGAAGCTTTTCTCGCCCGCCAATGCGTGGCGGCATCGGATCATTCTTCCCGTCACCCATGATGGGCGGAGGGTTTGGCTCCCCAATGATGGGCGGATTCGGTCGCCCAATGATGGGCGGATTTGGCTCTCCAATGATGGGCGGCGGCTATGGCTCTCCAATGATGGGAGGATTCGGTCACCCCATGATGGGAGGCTTTGGTCACCCCATGATGGGAAACTCCTATACCCACCTGCCCAAAGCGGAGACTCAAGGTCCAGAGAATTTGGCTAGGATTCGCTCCCAGACGGAAGGCTTTGGCCGCCCGATGATGGGAGGATTCGGTCACCCCATGATGGGAGGTTTTGGCAGGGGCGCCATGTTCCAGCCTAGAGGTCAAAGCCTCCCGCATCTGGCGGCATATCAAAGGCATCAGTCAGTTTGACCGGAGGTCATCGTGGCAAAAGAACTTGAGCCTAAATCTCAGTACGCCGAGTTTGATTTAGACGGCGATGGCGTCGTTACTGACGACGAGATACGTCGTTCTCAGGACATGCTTGAACTGGAGATGCGAGAGGAGAAGGCCGATACCCAGCGTCGTATGGCGTGGGTAGCAATGTGCTCAATGTGCGGTTTTGCAATCCTGCCCTTGATGCCATTTGTCCCAGAAGCTCGCTTAGCTACGTTGGCAAGTCTTAGCGACATGCTGTTTCTTTCTCAGGCATCGGTGGTTGGGCTTTATTTTGGCGCGACGGCGTACATGGCCAAAAAGTAATGTGGCAGATTGCGGGGGTTCTTGGCGCCGCTTTGGTTATGTGCGGGGTGTCTTTTAAGGTCTATTACGACCGCACTGAGGCCGAGAAAGATGCTTTGCGGGCAGAACTTCAGACTTCCATCAACAATCAACAGGTTCTGGAAAACACGATTCGGGATCAGAACAATCGGATTGCTCAAGCAATAGAGGCGCAAAAACAGCAACAGGAACAGATTCAAGGCTTGCAGGAAAAAAACCGGGAAGCTGCCGAAGAAGTGTCTTCGTTGCGCCAAAAGTTTGCCCGCCACGACCTCAACAACCTTTCACTTAGAAAGCCGGGCCTGATCGAAAAGATTGTCAACAAAGCGACTAAAGAGGTTGGCGATGAGCTTGCCCAGATCACTGATCCTAATCGTTAGCCTGACGCTGCCGGCTTGCTCCATCCTAGATAGACCTGACCCCGTCCCGCAGGTTAAACCGGTCGAAGTAATTACTATTGAAAAATCCGCGCCCGTTTATCATCCGCCGTTGCCCGAGCAGATCACGTTTCTACCTGTCGAATGGAAGATTCTTACGCCAGCGTTAATGGAGCAGTACATAGCCGACCTCAAGGCCGGCGAGGCGCCGGTAAATGTGTGGTACGGGCTGCCAACAAAGGGTTACGAAAACTTGTCATCCAACATGGCGGACACAAAAAGATACTTGCGCCAGATCCTTTCGATTGTAGACTATTACAAAAATCTGCATTTAGAGGAGAAAGATGAAGACTAGCGCAGAAGGCATTGCCCTGATTAAAAAATTTGAGGGGTTAGAATTAGATTCGTATCAATGCTCAGCTAATGTCTGGACGCTGGGGTACGGCCACACCCAAGGCGTTGCGGAAGGCGATAGCTGCTCTGAAGAAGAGGCCGAGATTATTTTGGTTAATGATCTCAAAGAGTTTGAGACATACGTCAATGCGTTAGTTGATGTCGAGCTTGATCAAAATCAGTTTGACGCTCTTGTTGCGTGGACATTCAATCTTGGCCCCACTAACTTGAGAACAAGCACGCTACTAAAAAAGCTTAATGCCGGAGATTACAACGACGTTCCATCGGAAATAAAACGATGGAATCGAGCCGGGGGTCAGGTCTTGGACGGGCTAATAAGGCGCCGAGAAGCCGAGGCGCTGCTGTTTGCCGGAGAGCAGTGGGAGAATGTCTGAGCTATCGTACAAAGACTTTGACATTCTTAGCCTGCAAGATCAGCAGGAAGCAGTCGCTCTTCTTAATCGGTACAAGCAACTTGAGAAACAAGAAGACTGTCAGGGCGATTTTATTCGCTTTGTTAAGTCCCAATGGCCCGACTTTGTTGAGGGCAGGCACCACCGAATAATCGGCGAAAAATTCAACAGGATTGCTGAAGGCAAGCTCAGGCGACTGATTGTTTGCCTGCCTCCTCGCCACACCAAATCTGAGTTTGCTTCGACATTTTTTCCTGCATGGATGATGGGTTTGCGGGGCAACCTAAAAATTATACAGACGACGCACACCGCAGAGCTTGCTGTCAGGTTTGGCCGAAAGGTCAGAAACATTATTGACAGCGAAGAGTACAAGACTGTTTTTCCAGACTTGACCCTTGAGGCAGACAATAAATCGGCTGGGCGCTGGACGACCAATCAAGGGGGCGAATCATTTTACGCGGGGGTCGGTGGTGCTATCACCGGCCGAGGTGCTGATCTTTTAATTATTGACGATCCGGTCAGTGAGCAGGATGCGCTCAGCGCCACCGCGATGGACTCAATCTACGACTGGTACACATCTGGCCCCCGTCAGCGTCTTCAGCCCGGCGGAATCATCGTTATCGTCATGACGCGGTGGTCTACCAAAGACCTTGTGGGTCAGGTTTTAAGGCGACAGGAAGATGAATTTTCTGATCAATGGGAGGTTGTCGAGTTTCCTGCAATCATGCCGGAGTCTGAAGACCCTTTGTGGCCTGAGTTTTGGAAAAAAGAAGAACTGTTAAGCGTTAAAGCTTCTCTGCCTGTTTCAAAATGGAACAGCCAATGGATGCAAGACCCGACCGCCGAAGAGGGCTCGATTGTTAAGCGGGAATGGTGGAAGGTTTGGGAAAACGAAGACGTTCCGGCTTTTTCTTATGTTATTCAGAGTCTGGACACCGCGTTTTCTAAAAAAGAAACCGCCGACTACAGCGCCATTACGACATGGGCGGTTTTTGAGCCAGAGCAGGAGGGCTCGGAACAGATTATTCTGCTGGACGCGAAGCGCGTGCGTCTGGACTTCCCTGAGCTAAAAAAGCTTGCGCTGGAGGAGTACCGGTACTGGGAACCGGACTGCATATTGGTTGAGGCGAAAGCATCTGGAACACCTTTAACTCAGGAGCTGCGCAGAATGGGCATTCCTGTTACGGCTTACACCCCATCGCGCGGTCAGGATAAGATTGCGAGAATGAACAGCGTGGCCCCCATATTTGAAGCCGGAATGGTCTGGGCGCCAGAAAAAACATTTGCCGAAGAGGTGGTCGAGGAGATGGCATCTTTTCCTTACGGGGACCATGATGACTACTGTGACTCGGCTACGATGGCGCTAATGAGATTTCGGCAGGGCGGCTTTCTGTCGTTGGAAAATGACTACGCCGAAGAGATTCGGCCGCTCAGGAAAAACAGGACGGTTTACTACTGATGGCTGTTGAAAACTTAGGAACTGAAAACGATCCCGACGTTTTTTCTATGGGTCGGGAGCTTGAAGTTTTTCCAGAGCCTTCCCGGCAAGACCAAATTCGGGAAGCGGCGGAAATTCTGGTTGCTGATGATCAGATTCTTATTGATGAAGAAATTGACGCTCCGGCGGAGCAAATTCAAGTTAGCTTTGACGCCAACCTCGTTGACGAAATTGACGCGATTGAGCTGTCTCGATTGGCAAATGACGTTTTGTCTTCAATCAAGGCCGACAAAGAGTCTCGTTCTGAATGGGAAGAAACCTACGTTGATGGCCTGAAATATCTCGGCATGCATTTTGACGAGACTAGAAGCAATCCGTTTCAGGGCTCGTCTGGCGTGATTCATCCGATTCTTGCGGAAGCGGTGACGCAGTTTCAAGCGCAGGCCTATAAAGAAATGCTCCCGGCAAAGGGGCCGGTCAAGACTGAAATAGTAGGCGCCAGAAGCCCGGAAGTTGAGGCTCAGGCAGACCGGGTGCAGGAGTTTATGAACTTCTACATCATGAACGTGATGTCCGAATACGATCCTGAGCTGGACATGATGTTGTTTTACTTGCCGCTTGCCGGATCGGCGTTCAAGAAAGTTTATTTCGACACGGCTATTGGCCGCGCGATGAGCAAGTTTATCGAGCCCCAAGACCTCGTGGTTCCTTACGAAGCGACTGATATATTCTCGGCAGAGCGCGTCACTCACGTTTTGCGCATGTCAAAGAATGAAATTCGCAAGCAACAGCTAGCAGGTTTCTATGCCGACATTGAACTTACTGGTGGCGGCGTTAATTTCACTAGAGACGAAATTGAAGAAGAAATAGACAAGATTGAAGGCACGGCGCCCGGTTACTCGGAGGACCGAGACCACACCGTGTACGAGGTTCACACCATTCTGGATCTTCCGGGGTTTGAGGATATTGGCCAAGACGGAGAGCCGACCGGTCTCAAACTCCCTTATATCGTCACGATTGATGAACCTACGCAGCGCGTGCTTGCCATCAGGCGCAACTACAAGCAACAAGACCCTTTACGGCAAAAAGTAAATTACTTCGTCCAGTATAAATTCCTGCCGGGGCTTGGGTTTTATGGCCTTGGGCTGAGCCACATGATTGGTGGCTTGGCTAAGGCCAGCACCAGCATTCTTCGTCAGCTAATTGATGCAGGAACGCTGGCAAACTTGCCTGCCGGCTTCAAAGCTCGCGGCATGCGGATTAGGGATGAAGATGATCCGCTTCAGCCCGGCGAGTTTAGGGACATTGATACGACCGGAGCTTCGCTTAGAGAAAACTTGATTCCGCTCCCGATCAAAGAGCCGAGCAATGTCCTGATGTCGTTGCTGGGGCTTTTAGTTGAATCTGGCAAACGCTTTGCAAGCATTGCAGACATGAATGTGGGAGACATGAATCAGGCCATGCCTGTTGGGACCACGGTTGCTCTTTTGGAACGTGGCACTAAGGTCATGTCTGCTATTCATAAGCGACTGTACTATGGGCAAAGGGTTGAGTTTCAGTTACTGGCAACCGTGTTTGGCGAGTACCTGCCTCCGGTCTACCCTTACCAAACCGGAACGGGTCCGCAAGAGGTAAAAGGTCAAGACTTTGACGGCCGCGTAGACATTATTCCGGTCAGCGACCCCAACATATTCAGTCAGTCTCAGCGCATAACGATGGCGCAGGAACTGCTCCAGATGGTCCAAAGCAACCCGGAAATTCACGGCCCAATGGGCACATACGAGGCATACCGAAGAATGTATGCGGCCTTGGGCGTGGATAACGTGGAAAGCCTTTTGCAGCCGCCTCAACAACCTCAGCCACCAATGCCCGTTGATGCTGGTTTGGAGAACAGCGGTTTAATGATGGGCGCTCCCGCTCAGGCTTTTGCGCCGCAGAATCATCAGGCTCACGTTGATGCTCACCGTAACCTCTTCTTGACGACGGTTGTTAAAGAAAACCCTGCTGTTCAGGCCAGCATTATTAGCCATTGCATGCAGCACTTGCAGTTTATGGCCGCTCAGATGGCTCAAAACCAACTACCGCCTGAGCTTGTTCAGCAACAACAACAGATCGAGCAAGCAGCCAATTCTGGGCAGATGCCGCCGCAGCAGGCCCAGATGATGCTGTCTCAGATCATGACGCAACAAGAGCAGTTCTCTGCCCCGATTTTGGCTCAGCTTGTTCAAGAGTTTTTGTTGAGCATTGGGCAAGGCAACGAAGAGGATCCGCTGGTTCAAATTCGACAGCGAGAGCTTGATTTGCGCGCCCAAGAAATTGAAATGGATCAAGAACACTTTGAGGAAAAAGAAGCTTCAAGAAAGCAGGAAAAGCTTTTAGAAAACGAGATCCAAAAACAACGCATCGCCATGTCCAAGGAAATAAGTGACGACAAAATGGACTTGGCGTTTGACCGCTTAAAACAGCAAGCAGACTTGAAGCTGCTTGAACTTAATCAAAAATTTGGAGGCTAATGTGACTACAAGTTACATTTTAGAGCGACAAAAAGATTTGAAAAAACTAAAAAAACTTGAGCGCCAATCTGAGGCGTCCGCAATGCAACTTGCGATGGAAGAAGCTGTTGCTCAGAAAGCCGCTTCTGACGCAAGGATTGCGGAAAAGCTTAAACGAATTGAGTCTGGAGAAGCCCCGGCAACTCCTGCGCCCAAAGCTAGTCCTGCGCCCAAAGCCAAGGCTGCGCCCAAAGCTAAAGCGCAAGCAAAAAAGCCTGCGTCAAAAAAATCACCTTTTAAAAGGAAGTAATCAATGCCGCTCAAGAAAGGAAAAAGCCAGAAGGCTGTCAGCAGCAATATCAAAACTTTAAGAAAGGAAGGCAAGCCGCAAAAGCAGGCTGTCGCCATCGCCATGAAAACCGCCAAGGGCATGAAGAATGGCGGCTCGGTCGGACAATTAAAAGTCAAGGTGAAAAAAGTTCGCACCAAGGGCACCGGAGCTGCAACTAAAGGCCTAGACTTTTACGAGCGCGTTTGATGAACGACATTGATCTGGCGGGGAAGATCAAAAGGGTCATAGAGGATCGCCGTGAGTTAATTATCGGCACCCTCATGGACGGCTTGCTAAAAGATATGGAACACTACAAAAGTTTGCAGGGGGAGCTGGTTGCGCTAAACTTGATCGAAAGCGAAATCTCGCAGCATTTCAAGGACTCAAACGCATGACTCAAGCCGGCGCGGAAAGTGCCTACGTTACTCCAGATGAACGGGTCTTGGACCCGACTTTGCTTGAAAAATCGGCGATTGAGCGAATGCCGGACCCGTCCGGTTGGCGGATGCTTGTCTTGCCCTATGCGGGCAAAGGCTTGAGCAAGGGCGGTATTGCGCTAACGAAAGAAACCGTTGACCGAGAAGCCCTCGCTACCGTAGTGGCTTACGTCGTTAAAATGGGGCCGCTCTGCTACGGCGACAAAGAAAAGTTTGGTGACGCGCCGTGGTGCGAAGAAAAGCAGTGGGTTCTCATCGGCCGCTACGCTGGCGCCAGATTTAGGCTGGAAGATGGCGGCGAAGTCAGAATTATTAACGATGACGAGGTCATCGGCACCATCCTTAACCCTGATGACATCCTGAGCTATCTATGATTGAAAACACTGCACCTCAAGCTGAAGAGGAAGAAATCAGCATAGAAATTACCGATGAGCCTGTTGAGGGTCAGGGCTCTGACGGAAGCGAAGACGAGCTTGATCGATACACTAAGTCGGTCTCAAAAAGAATAAACAAGCTCAACCGAAAGAATCGAGAGGCTGAAGCGCGGGCTCAACAACTTGAGCAGCTAGCGCATCAAAAAGAGCAGGAGCTTGCTCAGTACCGCCAGTACGCGGCAAATCAACAACAAAGCGTTTTGGTTAGCGAAGAGCAGAAGCTGGCAGCTCAAGAGTCTCAGGTTAATGACATCTATCAGCGCGCGGTCAGTTCAAACGACGCCGACCTGATGTCAAAGGCTGACAGTCTTAAAACCGACATCGCGATCAAAAAAGAAAAGCTTAAAACGGCGAAGTCGCAATATGAGGCCGCCTACGCGCAGCAAACGCAGGCGCAACAGCAGCCAGAATCCTATCAGGCCTATCAGCCGCAAGCCGAAGCCCAGCCTCAAGGCGGCGCTCAAGAGCAGGTGGAGCCCACTGAAGAAGCTTTGGGGTGGCATCAAAAGAACAAATGGTTTGGAGATCAAGGCGACTCTGACAATTGGGAAGCAACGGAGTTTGCCTACTATGTTCACCACAATTTGATCAATGAAGGATATGAGCCAGATTCCGATGAGTATTACAACGCTCTGGATTCAAGAATTAAAAAGGCTTATCCTGAAGTCTTGGCCGGTCAAACGGTGACCGACCAAACGTCCGAAACAGAAGGAAAGCGGCCCCCCGTGCAAAGAGTCGCTTCCTCCCCCGCATCAGGGGGCCGGGCAAAAACACGAGGCAATCAGAACAACGGTGTGAAGTTTTCGCCTAGCGAACTGGAGCGTCTCCAAAGATTGAAACCGCACAACATGACTGAGGAAGTTTGGTTAAAGCGTGTGGCTATTGAAAAGCAAAAAATTGCTCAGAGAGAGGCGTAACAGTGCCAACAGAATCGAAAAACACCCGTTCATCGCGTGAAAGCGGAGCGCACGATAAAGATGCTCGCGACAAAGTGTGGCGTCCTCAGCGTGACTTGGAAGCTCCACCGGCACCTCCCGGCTACACCTACAGGTGGATTCGCGAGGGCATGATGGGAACCGAGGACCGTGCGAACGTAAGCCGTAGACTTAGAGAGGGTTTTGAGCTGGTGCGAGGCACTGACTTACCTCCTGAATGGGAATTACCCACTATGGATTCCGGTCGAAACGAGGGCGTTGTTTACTGTGAGGGTTTGCTGTTAGCAAAGATTCCGACATCGATGGTCGAGCAGCGCACAGATTACTATGCGCAAAAAACTCAAGACGCCAAGGACGCGCTGGACAACACCATGTTCAACGAATCGCGAGGCGACAGCCGTTATGTCAGATACGAGCCGCAGCGCAGCTCCACAGTATCTTTTGGCAAAAATTAACTTTCTAGGAGAAGTCAGATATGGCGAACAAAGACGCCGCGTTTGGCCTGCGACCTTCCCGCATGATGGGTGGGGCGCCATACTCCGGGGGGCAATCACGCTACCGCATCGCATCGAACACCTCCGGCGCGATCTTTCAGGGTGATCTGCTCAAGCAGTTGACAGCCGGCGTCGTTGGACGCGCAGCGGCTTCTTCGACTGTCCCCATAGTTGGCGTTTTCAACGGCTGTTCGTACACCGATCCCACCACTGGTGGGCAGGTATACAAAAATTACTACCCCGGCTCCATCGTAGCCTCCGACATCATCGCTTACGTTATAGACGATCCCAATGTCGTTTTTAGCATACAGGCAGACGATACGTTTCCTGTTGCGGATTTGTTCGGAAATTTCGACATTGTTGACCAGTCAACCACTGGCGACACTTCATCCGGGAGTTCCAACATGGAACTGGATGTCACGACTGGCGCGACAGCAACAACGCTGCCGCTCAAGGCGATTGACATCTCTCAAGATCCCGATAACGACGACGTAGCGAGTGCCAACACGAACGTGCTTGTGGTGATCCAAAACCACATTGCGGGCGTGAAAGGCGCTGGCCTAGCATAAGGAGGGCTTGACGAATGGCGATAAGTAGAGCACAACTCGCGAAAGAACTTGAGCCCGGCCTGAACAGCCTGTTTGGCTTGAGCTACGACAGTTACGACCGCGAATACGAAGACATCTTTGCGATTGAAGATTCTTCTCGCGCATTTGAGGAGGAGGTGCTGATTACCGGTTTCGGTTCGGCTCCTACCAAAACTGAAGGGCAAGGCGTTGTTTTTGACAATGCATCCGAGTCTTACACCGCGCGATATGTCAACGAGACGATTGCGTTGGCGTTTGCGCTCACAGATGAGGCCGTTGAAGATAATTTATACGACTCACTGGGAAAACGGTACGTAAAGGCCTTAGCCCGCTCAATGAGCAACACCAAAGAAGTCAAGGGTGCGGATGTTCTGAATAATGCATTCAGCAGCAGCTTCACTGGCGGCGATGGTGTGTCGCTCATCAACACGGCTCACCCGCTGGCTGGTGGTGGCACTGCTGCCAACCGCGCCACGACAATGGCCGACCTGAACGAAACGTCTCTGGAAGATGCGCTGATCGACATCAGCACATTCACGGATGATAAGGGTCTTACGATCTCCGTTCAGGCAACCAAGCTTGTTGTCCCACCGCAGTTGGTGTTTGTTGCAGACCGGATCATGAACTCTACGTTGCGACCGGGAACTGCCGACAACGACGTGAACGCGATTCGCAACACGGGTGTATTGCCCGGCGGCTACACGGTTAACCATTATTTGGCTGACCCTGATGCGTTCTTCCTGCTGACAACTGTTACGGAAACGGGCGAAGGCCTGAAAATGTTCCAGCGTACAGCGATGGAAACATCGATGGAGCCGGACTTTTCTACCGGAAATATCCGCTACAAAGCTCGCGAGCGTTACAGCTTCGGGTTTTCTGATTGGCGCGGTATTTACGGCAGCCAAGGCGCGTAAACTCTTTTTGAGAGTTTGGAAGAGGGGGCCGTTGGCCCCCTTTTTTTTGCGTGCTTGTCTGAGCTAAACTGCCTTTTAATATCTGGGACAATCTAGCCGCAGCGACCGACCCAGCGGACGCTTACGACGACGCGCGGCTCATCTCTTCGTAAGAGGGCATCATGGCAAAAACAACTTTTTCTGGTCCGGTTAAATCTCTGGCCGGCTTCATCTCCGCAGGCAACGCTGCTGTTGTCAGCTTGACGGCCGACACCACGCTGACCGTCGCCGCGCACGCGGGCAAAATTCTGCTTACTAACGATGCGGACGGCAAATTTACGTTGCCTAGCATTGTGGCTACCGCGCCTGACAGCGACGACGACCCCAACCAGTTAAACAATCTGGGTGCCACGTTTACTTTTGTGGTTGTGACTGCTGCAACGGACATGGACATCCTGACTGACGGCACAGATAAATTCGTTGGCGGAACGTACACTGGTGTGACGGATGCCACAGGTAAGACGTTCATCAGCGGCGCATCAAACGATGTGCTTACGATGAACGGCAGCACCAAAGGCGGCTTGGCCGGAAGCATTGTCCGAGTCACTGCGATTGCAAGCGCCAAATACGCTATCGAAGGCCTTATTCTCGGTTCTGGCACGCTCGTAACGCCGTTTGCCGACGCTTAATAAAAGAGGTGACTCATGGCTGATGCCGTAACAAGCCAGACAATTCAGGACGGTGAACGAAAAGCCGTCCTGAAGTTCACCAACGCCAGCGATGGTAGCGGTGAGTCTGCTGTAAAAAAAGTTGACGTTTCTGCGCTCGCCAACAACAGCGCCGGCGATACATGTACCGGGGTTGCGATCAATAAAATTTGGTGGCAGTGCACGGGCATGTCCGTAAAAATCGAGTTTGACGCGACTAGTAATGTGCTGGCTATCGGTCTGTCGGAGGACAGTAACGGCTACCACGACTACAGTGATTTTTCAGGGATACCCAACAACGCCGGCAGTGGCGTGACGGGTGACCTTGATTTTACGACTGTGGGCGCGGGTTCTGGCGACACGTACATGATTGTGCTGGAGCTGATTAAGGCCTATTAATGCCGACAACTAAGGACGTTAAGAAGTTGATCCGATGATGATGGGTTAAGCACGCATATGGCACATGAAACACGCAGAGCAAATATGCTGAAAAAACATGGGCTATCTGGGGTAAATAAGCCTAAGCGTACTCCGAAGCATCCAAAAAAGTCTCACATGGTTTTAGCGCAGGAAGGACATAAGCTAAAACTAATTCGTTTTGGTGAGCAGGGCGCAAGCACTGCCGGTAAGCCGAAGAAGGGTGAGTCTGAAAAGATGAAGAAAAAACGGGCCAGCTTCAAGGCCCGTCATGGTAAGAATATTGCAAAAGGCAAAATGAGCGCCGCATATTGGGCAAACAAGGTGAAGTGGTAGTTAGGAGTGACCGGTGGCTGAGTACAACCCGTTTCAGTACAACCCTTTTCGCCGGATGCCGATGGGCATCACGGTTGATACGCCGGATATTGTAAGCCCGTACAAAGGTCTTGCGGAGTATTTGCTAGACCGCCCGGTTTTTAATCGAGGCCCACGGTCAGACGATCCCTTAGCGTCGTTTAGGGATAGGAATGATGAAGAGCAGGCCATGCGCTCGGTCCAGATGGATTTTGAGGGGCTGGAAAATCAGTACCAGAATCTGGTTGAGCAGTTTGAGGCCGCGAAAGAGGCGTCATACGAAAATCAGCGCGGGGCAGATGAGGAAGTCAAACGGATTGCCGATGAAATTGCTCGTGTAGAAGCGTTAATTGGTCCTGCGATTGATCCTGATTTGTTGAAAGAGGATTTGCGGAAAGAAATCCTTGCTGGTATTCCCGAGCCGACAGACATTGATCCTGATCTGCTCAAGGAAGAGCTTCGCCAAGATTTGATCGAGGCGATGCCGGATCAAGAGGCTTTGGTCGCCCAGATCATAGCTGACTTGCCTGACGACTCTGTTGAGCTGCAAGCCATGATTGACAGCTTGCGCGAAGAGCTTAAAGGGCTGATTCCAGATATGCCCGACATCGAGGCATTGCGGGCTGAGCTGATGGGTTTGATTCCAGACGCCCCTGACTTGGAGGGTCTTCGCAGCAGTATCACTCAAGACATTTTGTCTCAAGTGCCAGAGGCTCAGGATTTAAGCCCATTGGAGCAACAAATTGCTGACGTTATGTCGAGGCTGGACGCGATGGAGGCCCAGCCGGATGCCTCTGGCGCCGACGCTGCTCCAGACCCCAGCAACCCCGGAGAGTTTTGGACCCAAGATCAATACGACATAGCCTTGGCCGCTAACCCTTTAGCTGGCACGGATCCTATTCCGGCTGATCCTCCCCCCGCCTCAGACCCCGTGGATTACACGACGATGTCTGCGGATGAAATCTTAAATTCAATTGGCGCGCCGGGAACCGGTTTTGATTTTGGGATGGACCCGTTCGACCAATTTACTGGGCAAGAACCCCTTATGCAGTCGCTTGCCGCTCAGTCGGCCGCAACCCAGCCGGCTGCAACCCAGCCGGCTGCAACCGAGCCGGATACAATAAGCTTCGGTGGCCCGACCTCAAGTTCGGTTGACGTAACTCTGCCGGCCGAAACAATGTTGTTTACTCCTTTGCCCGAAGAAGCTGAAGCATTCTTGCCAGAGACGGTTCGCGCCACGCCGTCGCGAAGAACCGTTGTCGAGCGAGATGTTGGCCGGGGCGGTCGGGGCGGTCGGGGCGGCCGGTTCGGTCGAGGCGGCCGGTTCGGTCGAGGCGGACAAGGAATGTATTTTTGATGGCTAAAGCTCCCGACAATGTGGCGAACCCAGCCCTGTACGCCAAGGCGAAAGCCAAGGCCAAACGAAAATTTGACGTTTACCCGTCCGCCTACGCTAATGCTTACATGGTGAAAGAATATAAAAACATGGGCGGCAAATATAAAGGCAAGAAGATGAGTTCAGGCGGATCGGTTGAGATTCAAGCGCGCGGTTGTGGCGCGATTATGCCTGCCAAACAAAAAAAGACGCGCGTGCCTCGTGGCTAGGAAAGGCCTGCAAAAATGGTTTTCTGAGGACTGGGTTGATATTTCCGCACCCAAGAAAGGCGGTGGGTTTAAGGCATGCGGGCGCAGCAGTGCAAAAAAATCTGAGCGTGGCTACCCAAAATGCGTGCCGGCAGCCAAAGCTACCAAAATGTCAAAATCGCAGATTGATTCTGCGGTCAAGAGAAAGCGAGCCAAGAAGCAAGGAATCGGCGGAAAGCCGACCAACGTATCGACATTTGCAGCAACCGGAGGGTCTGTGAAGAAAAAAACAAAAGGCTACGCCAGAGGCGGAGCCATGAAGACGAAGGGTTACGCCAAGGGCGGCGCCATGAAAACAAAAGGCGCGGCCAAAGGCGGCAAAAAATTTAAGCCGCCTCGCAGCAAAAACACTGGGCTTTACGGTAGGTAGTGGCGTATTTACAGTCGAACATTCCGCACTTCAAGTGCTGGGTGCGGCAAGAATATACGCACAACCATGAGCAATTCCACGGCGAGTTTGTCCACGCGATGGCTATCGCTGTCACGACAATGCCAACGAGGTGTTTAAGCTTCCAGCTTATTTTTACTGGCGCTGAGACCTACGATGCCGACGATGAAGAAAACGTCCTTGGCGGAGCGATGTGGGCACGCATGCCAATCACTGCGTTGGTGGGCGATACGCCGCTGGAAGATTGGCCGGAACCAATGCCGGTTTGGGCTGCACAGCCGTGGGATTGCTCTAGCCATAACCATGCGGTCTACGTTTTGGATCGCGCGACACCGTGCCCGTGGCTGGCAAAGATTGATGGCGAGATGTACCCGGCGAGGTACTATTTTACGGTTGATTATGCTGAAAATGAGATTGCGGATGACCCGGCTCAGCACAAACAGTCGCACGTTCTGGAGCTACTCGATGCTGGACCTTGGACGGGAAATATCGTGGCGCTACCCAATAACCGGGTCAGGGTCACTCATCCGGCTTGGTTTGAAACGGGTAGCGGCGCGCCTGAATTTAAGCCGTCTCAACATATTCATTATAGTAAATCCGACTTAGACTACACGCTTGACGTGAATCAAGTGTTTAACAACCTCTATTCGGAGGGAAAACCAGATGGCGGTAAGCGGAAGTAAGGATTTTGAGCTGGACGTAGCCGATTACGTCGAGGAGGCCTTTGAGCGGTGCGGCCTTGAGTTGAGGACAGGCTACGACCTCAAAACCGCTACGCGCTCTCTTAACCTGATGTTGGCTGAGTGGTCAAACCGTGGGTTAAACCAATGGACTGTGGCTCAAAAGACCATACCGATGGTTGCCGACACGACGGTTTATGACGTGGACAGCACCACGCCCACCGCAACCATTGATGTGCTTGACGTGTTTATTCGCGAGACGATTGGCGGCACCGCGACGGACGTGCCGCTTAGCCGGATGAGCCGCGCAGAATACAGCCATGTAGCGACCAAAAGCACGACCGGAAAGCCTAATCAGTTCTACGTGAACAAGTTGTTGAGTCCGACCATTACGGTTTGGCCGGCCCCGGATAAGAGCAGCACCTACACGGTTTACGTCAACGCGCTAACCCGAATGGACGATGCAGACGCCGGTGCAAATACGATGCAGGTGCCGTTTCGGTTCTATCCGTGTCTTGCTGCTGGGCTCGCTTATTACATTGCGCTGAAAAAAGCCCCGGATCGCGCCCAGTTGCTGAAAGCCATGTACGAGGAAGAATTTGATCGCGCCCTTAGCCAAGACGAGGAGCGCGCAAGCTTCCGCGTGGCGCCTGACCTCAGAAGCTATAACATCGCATAATGTCTTTCGCGTCGAACAAACGGGCTTGGGGAATCTGTGACATCACAGGTTTCCGCTATCGCTTGCGCGACATGAAAAAAACGTGGGACGGCTTGCTGGTTGGCCCGGATCAGTGGAGCCCCAAGCAGCCTCAGCTAGAACGCAAGCCAACACCGCTCGACCCGCAGGCGCTGAAAGACCCAAGACCTGACCCTAGCTCCGATGGACGCGACGGCACGGCGTTCACGGTTTATACGAACGTGGGCGTTGGACAACTGGGCACAATTTTGCAAACCTTTGAAATCACTGCTAGTGTCGGCACCGTGGAGATTACGATCACATGAGTTTCACACTAGCGACACTGAAAAGCACTGTTCAGGACTATTTGCAGGTCAGCGAGACGACCTTCAACAACAATCTGAACACGTTTATCCAGCAGGCCGAGGCCCGAATCTTTAAGTCGATCCAGCTGCCTGAGCAACGTAAAAATGTGCAGGGCACGCTGAGCGCGTCTAATCGTTTTTTGGCAACCCCTGACGATTTTTATGCGCCTTTTTCTCTGGCAGTGATTGATAGCAGCAAGTATTACTACCTTGATTTTAAGCACCCCAGCTTCATCAAGGAGTTCAGCCCGACGACTACGACGACGGGGCGGCCAAAGTATTACTCGCTGTTTGATAACACGGCTTTTGAGCTTTCACCTGTCCCAAACAGTGGTTACACCGTTGAGCTACATTACCTACATAAGCCGGCATCATTGACGGCCCAAGGGGATAGTGGCACAACAGTACTATCTACGGATCATCCCGATCCTTTGCTGTACGGCACGCTAGTGGAAGCAGCTCTCTTTCTCAAAGAAACTCCTGACGTAATTGCCACATTTGAGACTCGTTTTAAGGAAGGTTTAGAGCGTATGCGGAACTTGAGTTCCGGTCGCGAAACCCGAGACGAGTTCCGATATGACATGTTGCGTACAGGGATTTCTTAGTGCCTATTGACCAAAGCCTTGAAGGGAAAAAAATCGCGATTATCGGTTTGGGTGCGTCCCAAATCGACTATGTGATTTCAAAAGAAAACTCAAAACAGTGGGACGAAGTTTGGTGCATCAACAGCGCCTTGTCCGTTTTTGAGTGCGACCGCGTTTTCATGATGGACCCGGCGAGTCGATACCTCGATACAGAGGATGCCGGGAACCAAACCGATGTCATGCGTCGGTTACTGCCGACCTTCGACAAGCCGATTTATACTTGCGAGATGGACGAGCGCGTTCCGGCGATTGTCGAATACCCGCTTGCTGAAGTCGTTGAAACCACCAGATGCGCCTATCTCAACACGACCGTGTCGTATTCCATTGCCTTTGGCCTTTTTAACAAGGTTGGGCACATGGACCTGTTTGGCATGGACTTTTCCTACAAGCACAACTTACATTTTGCTGAGGCCGGCCGGGCCTGCGTTGAGTTTTGGATTTGCAAATGCATCGAAGCCGGGATTGGCATAGGCACAAGCCCCCGATCTTCGTTGCTAGACAGCAATGTCGAGATTGACGAGCGGCTGTATGGATACCACAGGTTGGACGACCCGGTGGTAGCGATGCCTGACCCGGCTGGGCAGTGGGTGGTTTGCCACAAGTCGAGGCTTGCCGACATGGTCGAAAAACACAACCTTCAAACCGTTGAGCTGCCGTCTGCGCCAGAGCCGTACAAGGGATGAGTGACGCGAGCTTTAAGCTGGGCAACGTAATGGTTTCGACTACCGAAAATCGAGGCCACGACCCCGAGTTTTGGGCGACTCAAATCACCAATAAAATTGTGGGAATTTCAGCCGAGGCTGACCCGCATATTAGGCTTCAAGCCGAGGCTTTCCGCGAACAGGTCTACCAGTTAATATTGCAGGGAGTACGTTCTGCCGTCGCAAGCGACCGAGTCACGATTAGGGGCTTGCTGGCCAGTCAAGGCCACGCTGACATGGCAGAAATCATCAAGCAACTCTAGGATGCTTCATGGCTATTACCTCTGCAATCGCAACCAGCTTCAAGCAAGAGCTTCTGGTCGGCACGCACAATTTTACTGCCAGCTCTGGCAACTCGTTTAAGTTGGCGCTGTACACGTCATCCGCCACGCTTGGCGCAGGCACCACCGCCTACGTAACCACGGGTCAGGCCAGCGGCACGAATTACACGGCCGGCGGCTCTGCGCTCACGTCTGTGACGCCGACCACGTCGGGCACCACTGCGGTTTGTGACTTTGCTGACCTCACCTTTGGTACTGCAACCGTCACTGCGCGCGGATGTCTAATCTATAACGACACGCAGTCTGATAAGGCGGTTTGCGCGATAGATTTTGGTGGCGACAAGACCTCCACGGCCGGTGATTTCACCGTTGTGTT